AAAGCTTTATCAAAGTGGAAATTATTTGATGGAGTATACGACCATAATATCGTTGAATATTCAAATAAATTAAAAAAATTAATTTAGTTATTTACTTAACAATAACTTTATGATATAATACTATTATATCTAAAATTCGAGGAAGAAAAAATAATGCAAACAGAGAAGTTTGTTGATACTAGAGCTTTTTTATCTGAAACTAAATTCTATGATAGTTATTCTAGATTCAATGAAGAATTAGGAAAATATGAAATATGGACAGATGCAGTTGAGCGTGTTATTTCTATGCATCGTGATTATTATAAACAAAATGGTAAATTAGAAATATATTTAGATGAGGCTCAAAAAGCTTATAATGAACAAAGAGTATTAGGGGCTCAAAGAGCTTTACAATTTGGTGGTGGACAATTACTTAAGCATCAAATGCGAATGTATAATTGCACTTCATCCTATGCTGATAGACCAGCTTTTTTTGGGGAGTATTTTTATATTTTATTATGTGGAGCCGGCGCTGGATTCTCTGTTCAAAAACATCATATTAAAAAATTACCTACTGTAAAACTAAGAAATAAAATGGCCAAAGGATATATGGTAGAAGATTCAATTGAAGGTTGGGCTTCTGCTTTAGATGTTTTATTATCTTCTTATTTTGTTGGAGGAGGTAAATATTCTGAATATGAAGGCCGTAGAATATTTTTTGATCTTTCTCAAATTAGACCTGCAGGTTCAATGATTTCTGGAGGATTTAAAGCTCCCGGTCCAGATGGATTAAGAAGATGCTTAGACAGAGTAGAATATTTAATTCAAGGATTAGTACTTGCTAATAAAGAAACAAAATTAGAACCTATTCATGTATATGATATTTGTATGCACGCGGCAGATGCAGTTTTATCCGGAGGGGTAAGAAGATCTGCTACAATATGCTTATTCTCAACTGATGATGAAGAGATGAAAAAAGCAAAAACTGGTAATTGGTTTATGGATAACCCTCAAAGGGGCAGGTCTAACAATTCTGTTGTTATAGAAAGAGATAAAATTACATTAGAAGAATTTAATGGTATAATGGGCTCTGTTAAAGAATTTGGCGAGCCTGGATTTTATTTTGTTAATTCTAAAGAACATACAACAAATCCTTGTGTAGAGATAGGAATGTATCCTCAGATAAATGGAAAGTCTGGATGGCAAGGTTGTAATCTAACTGAAATTAATGGCGGTATGTGTACCACTGAAGAAAATTTTTATAGAGCTTGTAGAGCCGGTTCTATATTAGGAACTTTACAAGCAGGATATACAGATTTTAAATTTATAGATCCTATTTCTAAAGAAATATTTGATAGAGAAGCATTATTAGGAGTTTCTATAACAGGTTGGATGAATAATCCGGATATATTATTTAATGAAAAAATACTTGAAAAAGGAGCTAAAATTGTTAAAGACGTCAATAGAGAGGTGGCAGCTATTATTAATATTAATCCAGCAGCCCGAACAACTTGCGTCAAACCTTCAGGTAACGCATCGGTTTTACTTCAGACAGCTTCTGGTATACACGCTGAACATAGTCAAATGTATATTAGAAATGTTCAAATGACTAAAGACTCTGAAATATCACAAGCAATTTTAAAATCTAATCCTTATATGGTAGAGGATTCTGTATGGTCTGCCGGCGGAACTGATTATGTAATAAGTTTTCCTATATTACCAAAGAAAGGTTCTATTTACAAAGATAATTTATTAGGGGTTAAACATTTAGAATTAGTTAAAAAAGCTCAACAACATTGGGTTGTGGCAGGCACAAATGAAGAACTTTGTGCTGACAAAGGAATTAGACATAATGTTTCTAATACAATTATAGTTGATGATTGGAACCAAGTAGAAGATTATGTTTTTAATAATAGAGAACACTTTGCAGGTATTTCTTTTTTACCTATGACTGGGGATAAAGATTTCAATCAAGCTCCTAATACAGGAGTTATAGATGCAAAACAAATGGTTAAAAAATATGGTACTGCCGCTATATTTGCTAGTGGTATGGTAGTAGATGCTTTAAAAGCTTTTGATAATCTATGGATAGCTTGTTCTACCGCACAAAGTATGGGAGAAGATATTTCTGTAGAAAGTTCTGAAAATGCTTTAAAGAGAGATTGGGTAAGAAGATTTGAATCTTTCTCTCAGAATTATATGAATGGAGACAATAAACAAACAGAGTATTGTCTTAAAGATTCTTATTTATTACATAAATGGAATAAAATACAATCTAATATAAAACCAATAACATGGGAGGATGACGTGACAGAAAAGAAATTTACTGATATAGACACTACAGCTGGCGCGGCATGTGCAGGCGGTGAGTGTGAAATAGATTTCTAAAATGACGGATTATCTAATTGAGTGCGAAAATTGTTCTCATGAATCTAGAATAATTGCACAAGAAGATCCTAATTTTTGTCCAATGTGCGGAGTAGAAGCCCGAGCTATTATAATAGAAATAGTAGATGAGGAAGAAGATGATATATAAAGTATGTGGTATTATAAAAATGAAGAATTTAAACTTGAAAATTATCCAAATGAAAGTCTATTAGGATTTGTATATCAAATTACAGAATCAGATACTAATAAAAAATATATAGGAAAAAAATTATTTTATACTAATAGAAAGAAAAAATTAAAAGGAAAAGTTAAAAGAGTTATAGCAGAATCAGATTGGAAAAACTATTATGGCTCTAATAAAAAAATACAATTTTTAGTAGAAGAAAAAGGATTTAAGGCTTTCCATCGGGAAATATTAAGACTTTGTAGATCTAAAGGAGAATGTTCTTATTGGGAAACAAAGTTACAATTTGATAATAATGTCTTATTTAGAGATGATTATTATAATGAAATAATTCATTGTAGAATAAATGCGAAACATTTGAGCAAGGAGACATCATGGCAATAGTTGAAAGAAGACTAGAAATATATGAAGTTATAGAAAAAGCAGTTAGAAAAAGATCTAATGTACTTAAAATAGAATATCTTAAAGAAAATGAAAGTTGGGCTTTAAAGGACGTTTTAAGAGGATTTTATGATAGTTCGGTAAAATGGAATTTACCTAGTGGTCATCCTCCATATCAACAAAGCGATCCCCATAATCACCCAGCATCTTTAAGAAGAGAAAACAGACAATTTAAATGGTTGGTAGAAGGTGGTCCGGGTGATAAAATGCCAGCTTTTAAAAGAGAAAATATTTTTATAGGAATTCTAGAAGGAGTACATCCGGCTGATGCAGATTTACTCTTACAAATGGTCGATAAACAAAAAATTGATGGACTTTCTAGAGTAGTAATTGATGAGGCTTTTCCTGGTTTATTAAAGGATAATCCAAAAAAATAGTTTACTTTAACAATTAGATGTGGTATAATAAAGTATGTCTAACCAATATAGTGATGCAGATCTTATGTCTAAACAATGGATATCTGGAGTAGATCTACATTTAAAATCGGCTTTTACGACAGAATTACAAAATTTAAAAGCGCGAGAAAAAACTCATACGGATCAAGATGTAATAGTTGTAAAATATTTGAATAATAGAATAAAACAAATCGATATGAAAAAAACCAAATAATGCCAAAAGAAAGAACTTATTTACATAAATTTTGGGGAATGCCTGAATATCCGGATAGGATGTCTAAAGTATATCAGGTAGAAGGTGGAAAAGATTTCTATAGATCTTATTTTGAAGTAGAACTTTATGAAAATAATAAGAGAATAAAATTAATAAAAATAAAAAACAATAGTGAACAATATGCTGAAGATATTGCAGAGGACTGGGTTTTAGGAGTTGATAATTAATGCCAATGTATACTTTTATTAATAAAGAGACAAAAGAAGAAACTGAAATGATGTTATCTTATAATGAAAAAGAGGCAATTCTAAAATCAGGTAAATGGGAACAGAAATTAAGTACACCGAAATTCATAACTCAAGCAGGAAGTACGTTAAGAAAAGCGGGAACTGAATGGACAAATCATTTAGATAATATAAAGAAAAAATCTGGAAAAGGAAATACTGTTAATACATAATGAAAAGGAAATATAATGGAGTATATTCATGAAAAAATTGATATTGGATATGAAGATTTGGATAGAAATGAATTGGGAGGTGGTAGATTATATGCTACTCCTGATGGTCGCAATTACCCTAGCGTCACTACCGTTCTTTCGATTCTAAATGAAGAAAAAATAGCAGCCTGGAAAGAAAGGGTTGGAGAAGAAGAAGCGGCTCGAATAAGTAAAGTAGCTACAGATCGAGGAACCGCGGTCCATGAAATAATGGAAAAATATTTAAATAATGAATCTACTGAAGGCTACTTACCTCATATAGTACAATCTTTAAATAATCTAAAACCTATTTTAGAAAAAAGACTTACTAAAATTTATGGTTTAGAACAAAAATTATATAGTGATCATTTAAAATTAGCCGGCACATGTGATTGTATAGGCGAATTTGATGGTCAACCTACTATAATAGATTTTAAAACATCTAGATTTCCAAAGAAAAAATCTTTAATATCAAATTATTTTATACAAGGATGCGCCTACGCAATAATGTGGGAAGAAAGAACTGGCATGCCTGTTAATAGTATTGCAATAGTCATGGATGTGGATAATAGTTATCCTTTAACTTATAAAGAAAAAAGAGATCCTTGGGTTAAGCAACTAAAAGAATGTATTAAAGAATATGCTCATCGTAAAATGTACAGACCTTAACTGTAACATTTTTATCACACTAAAAAACTTTTTTACTTTAAAATGAATTTTTATATGTACAATACCTTAAAAATATAGTACAATGAATTATAAGGAGTAAAAAAATTATGAAAACTAAAACAAATTTAAGACAAGATATCAAAAATATCATTATGCATTTAAAAGAAGCTGAAGATGCTCTTTCAGATCAATATGTACCAGGTGCACCTTCAAGAGTTCGCACTGCATTACATTTAGCCCAAATATTAGAAATAGGCTTACAATATCCTGCAGCATTATCTGCCGAAATTGTTGATACTGATCCAGAACTTGCATCTGACCTTCACACTTATTTAGGTCATGTACTTCAAGATAAAGAGGTGGCATAATGAGAGTTATTGATTTAGACGGTCCAGACGGAAACGCATTCTTTCTATTAGGTCAAGCTAGAAAATGGTCTAAAGAACTAGGATTTAATCCTTGTGATATAACAACAGAAATGACAAGTGGAGATTATACCCATCTTTGCAAAACCTTTCTTAAATATTTTGGAACATTTGCTAATTTAGAAACAACTGATCCAGAATTAGCTTTAGATATAGGAGCAGAATAATGGAAGTTATGGTAGTACATAAAGCATTTGAAGATACTCCACGTAATGTGGCTCG